AAGACTTAAGAAAAAGACTTGGGTTAAATCAAAACAAATAATCGTTAATGTTGGAATTTGTCGTTACTGTAAAAAGGACATGACGAACCAAGATAGCTTTGTTTCTTTCTATGGGGGTGGTCATGCTCATTGGCAGTGCATGAAAGAAGATGATGACCTCAAACAAAAAGTTTTAAATAGTGTTGAGCAACAAATAAAAGAAGAAAAAAAATTTGATTGGTAAGGCAGCCATATTTCAGACTGCCTTAATAATGTTATAAAGGTCTTTGACCTGCCTTATTAAAACCACCAAGTTTTTCAGTGTAATCAACTTTTCTAGTTGCAAACCCAAAACACATAGTTTCACCCTTTGGTAGAACCCATAAATGATATTGATTTGCGGTATCTACAAGTCTTTGTTCAGATGGAAACAACTCAATAGCCTCTCTATCCTCACCGCATAACTCATTTTTTATTTCTTGAAAATGTCGCCAATCTCTTATGGCTTCTTTGTTATGGGTCTTAATAGTTATGTAATCACATCTTCCTTTAAGTGATTTATTATGAACGTATTGGTCGCAATCTTTACCTCTTAATACATTAACTTGATAAATATTATTTACCCAAATCTCTTGCTTGTCTAACTCTTTAAGCAATTCTTTAGATTGTTTCCAAGTTAATGTTTCTCCTAACTCTTTAGCCATCTCAATATTTTTTTGCAATCTATCTTTTATTGATCCGCTATAAAGTTTTGTACGAACAAACTTATTCATCATCTTGCTCCTCCTCTTTTTTGTTTTCTTCTTCAGAGTTTTCTTTAAACTCTTTTCTTACCTTTGCTAACTCTTTATAGTAGCTTGGGTGCTTCCATTCATAACTCATATTTTCCTCCCTGTTTTTTTTTATAACCCATTATACCACATTGAGTTTTTCAAAATTTTGAAAAAAAATATTTTTATTAAAAACTAGACGATTGAAATTTTAGGGTGTTTCAGGATTGGTGCGACAACAAAACACTTTTTGGGTTTTTTAGTGTTTTTAACTTTCGTAAAATTTTATTGCATCTTGCAGATAATTTTCATCTAAATCGTTTCGCCAAAAATAATGATCGAACTGAGGTTGGATATAGTTTTTAATTACTTTTGCATCGTTACTTAACTGCATTAAGTTTTGTCTAATCTTACATCTTTGAATAATCTTTGGTATTCTTTTCTCTATGTTCTCAGGTTTTAGTTCATCACAATTACCTGCATGAAATACTTTAAAAGTTTCTTCATTGATATAACAAAGATACACTGGCAATTTGAATACTGACCAATAGAAATCTACTTGCAAAAGATTATAAGGTTCAGGTTTGTCTTCAGGTAACTTTGAGGTAAACCAAGACCTAGTGCCATCTTTTTTAATCTTACCCTTTCTAGGAAACTTACATTTATCCTCAATAATTACCTTATCTCCTTTTAAATCTATATATCCATGCACAGGAATATTAACACCATCGAACCATCTAAATGCTTCTATCTCTGGTTTACAAGTATCGTAACCTTCTATTGTTTGATGAGCTGCATGACCATTAGCAATCATTTTAGGTATGATTGTTTTGTAATGCTCAAACTCATCATACTCATCTGTTGTTGGATTTATCTTTTTAAGTTTTTCTAATATGGGAACAAACATTATTTCTGCAATCTTTCATATTCTTTTTGAAATGCAGTATTAAATTGTTCAGCAATAATATTTGTTTCTTGCCAATCATCTAAAAAATAACTTAATGGTTTTTTTAGAAACTTACTTATCTTAATTAGATTGACTATAGGTATTCGGTTTTCACCTTTCTCATATTTACCTATTTGTTGAAATGTAGTTTTAAGTGCAGTTGCAACTTTGGTTTGACTAATAAAACTTTCTTTGCCAGTAAACTCATTTATCTTAGTTCGTCTTGCAAGTCTTAGTTTTTTTCCAAGATCAATATAGAATTGATTGTCTTCTACTAGGTTCTTCTTAGCTTTGGGTGATAGTTTCATTTTGTTTCCTTCCTTTAATTTAGAGTATAGAATCCCTTAAGTATAAATGCAACTTTTTATATATACTCAATTAAGTATATAAAAATCTAGCATCTTTGTTCTCAGCTTCGACAATTCTTCGGTACAACTGATTGTACTCTTTGAATGCCTTTAGAGTATTTACACACTGTCTTCCCTTATCCTTAGCACCAAAAATTTTTTTGTGTGCCTTATCTAGCTTAGTGTATAAACGAACATTGCTATTTCTTAAGCTCATCATTCTCCTCACCGATTAGTTTAATGTGTGCCTTAACAAGTCTGGTATCGGTGATATTTACTTTTGCAGACTCACTAGGCATTTTTTGATTATGTGCTTTTTCTGTAGCTTCTTCCACAGTTGCACCATCAAAAATTTCTTCGAAATTAGCAGCTAACTCAAGATCAGATGTTTTAATTACTTTAACCATTTATTTCAATATTCCGACTATAACCTGCATAATCTCTTTTTATTTCATCTCTTTCTTCTAATTTTTTTAACAAAGAAGAAACAGAATTTTTACTTTTATAACCCAACTCTATTGCCATTTCTGAAAAAGTTGGACTATACTTGTTCTTTTTAGTGTAATTCTTAATAAATTGCAATAGTTTGAACATTTTTGGTGTCATAGGTCTTTTACCCCTTTTTTTGCTCATTTATTACTAGCCTCCTCAATAGTTCTGTATATCCATTTATGTCATCAAAGTTATCTTTTTTGTATTCTTTGGATTGCATGACTCTCCAACATTTTAAAAAAATCATAAATAAACCAAATACTTTTAAAGGTACTTTGACCTCAACATTGTTATAAACTGATAAATATTTTTCTAATATACCAACCATTACATAAGAGGTATGGTCAAAATCGCCATAGTCATTTTGTTTTTGGTTTAGCAATCTTTCTAGTTCGTTAATAAATTTTACATTGTCATTCATATTCTGCACCTAAATAATAATTTCCTTGTTCGTCTAAACACCAATGTGCAAAAGCAACTTTGTTTTTGTATATTGGGTATGTCCTATTTTGTATTTCTTTAAATTCAATTACTGCCTCATGTATCTCATCACAAGTGAGAGTAGTTTCAAACTTAACCTTGTGTAAAACATAACTCTCACCTGTCAATAAAGCTAAAACTAAGTAAACAACTTTCACTTAGAAAGGTATTTGTTTACTCTGCGGTTTTGGTTGTTTTGGTTTAGGATCGTTTTTATAACCAGATAAAATATTACCAGATTCATTTAACCATCCGATTAAACCTTTGTGTCCTCCAGCTTCGGCATAGTTCATTTCACCAGTAAATTTATCATCACCTTTAAATAAAACTCCGACCTGAGCATAGACTTTAAGGAACTTAGTATTACCATCTTTTGATTGTCCTTTGACACCTAAGATAGTTCCTTTATTACCATTGTCTAAAGTAACATTACCTGAGAAATCAATTTTGATGGCTTTTTCATTGTTGGCATCATAAGGAAACAATACCCAATCCTTCTGCTTACCACTACCATTGTTTGACATTTTGTCCTCCATTTTTTTTTATGTTTGTTTGTTGTGATTCAAAAGATTTTTCTATTGAATCATTTTCTTTTTTCCAATTAGAATATAAAGCAGTTAGTTTAGTTTCTGTTGTCTGCTTTTTTATTTCATCCTTAATTGAAACTGATTTAGTTGTGCCTTGATTATTTAAAGCATTTACTAATTCTTCCGCACTAGCATATTCTGAACCTGAAAGTCCAAACGCAGCTATGCAACGACCTAATGCACTACTGGAACAGTTCTCCAATGCACTTGTTTTGTTAATAAAGTTTGCGTTTCTATGTTCCTCTGCATGACCTACTGCATAAATAGTTTCACCAATATGTAATTCAGTTTTGACAACTACTCTTTCATTATCATGGAAAAGTATTTCTTCATTAAATCTAGCTTCAGGAAAGTATTGCAAAAGATGTCTATGTCTTTCGTTTACAGTAGAATATTTCTTTCCTTTAATATCTACTGTAGGAATATCTTTAGATTTCATAAGACATTCTTTGCGTCTTTCCTTAAATCCGCCTTTACTTTTTTCTTCTGTTTGTGGTTTTAGTTTCATTATCCTTCCTTTGTTGTAGTTTTTGATTTTGTTTTACTTGGTCAATATCTTTTTGTGCTTTAGCCTCTAAATAGCTTTGGTTCTTAGCAACCATCTTTTCACCAAGTTGGTAATCATCTATTTGTTTTTTAAGTTTTGTAATTTCTTCATCTCTTGCAAGTAGCATCTGAGAATATCTTTTTAGTTCTTGCTTTTGGTTTCTGTTTTCAGTTTGTAATTGTGCAAACTTACTTAATATTTCTTGGCTCATTTCTTTCCTTTCATTACTTCTTCAATCGTTAATTTTTCAGTAATTAAATCTTGTAGTGCTTGACCTACCAACCCACCGAAGATCATTTTTAAGTTTGCAGGGAGCTTTTTTCGTTCAGCAGCAGTTAAAACATTATAGTTATAATGCCACTGATCTATGTTCATATTGAGCTGCGATGGGGATAGGTGATCGGCAGTGAAAGTTCCTCCTTCTTCTTTCTTCTTCCACTCTTTTCCGATTTGTTTAAGCATAAAGTATCTCCTTAATATAGATTAGAACAAAAATAGTCAATATTGTGTATAAATAAAATTCAATTTGTGGGTTTATATTCATTGTCGAATACTACAGTTGCGTTNAAACTAAATGATATTCTTTCATCATCTTTGTCGGATTTAAAAGGATATACAGAGTGCATTAAATAATTAGGAAACAAGAACCATTGGCGAACCTCTGGATTGATTCGGTGTCTGCTATNAGAAAACATATTTTCAGATCCNTCAGAAAACTCTATTTGACCGCTAAAATCATTATGTGCTTTTGCATTATCAGTTGATTTCATAGACTCAGGTAATTCTAAATAACCAACGCAGCTTAAAGTATAATTACCTTTTACATATTCAGAATGGTTGTGCATGGGGTTATAATCGCCAGATTTTTGTATTACATACCAAGCAGAATTAATTAAAATATTTTTTATCTTATCATGTTTAAAATGAGCATTAGTATAAGAAACCATAATTGGATCAAAAAAAGCTCTTTTCCATTTTAATAAAACCTCTGGAGTAATTAAGTATTCTTCTTTTACTGCACCAACTAATCTTTGACTCCAATCATGGTCTTTTTGTTTTTGTTTGTCTTCTCTAATTTTTTTTAGATCCTCTTTAAAATCTTTTAATAGTTCTAATGGCAGTGTTGCCTTTGCTAAGGTAGAACCAAAAGGTTTAAATAATTTAAAATTTATCTTGTCTGACATCTTCCTCCATAGGTGTTAGTTCATTTATTTCAATTTTATATGCAGCAGGTCTATCCTGATACCCAAAATTAGATAGTTTTTCAGTTGGTAAATCATCTTTATATAAAAACCAACCTTTTATTGTAAAATTATAATCTCTGTCGTTGTCTTTAATTATCAAAAAATACTTTCCTTGTTTTTCTCCAGGTCTAATAAGCAAAAAATTATATGATTTTTTGTCTTGGGTTCTTATTTCTATATTGTTTTGAAAGTCGGAGTCAGAATAAAACTCATTATTGTCAGTATAAGAACCATTAAAATAACTATTTGTGGCTTTAGCATATACGATTTCTCCCATTGCACCTAAGAAACCATCATATAATTGATTCTTTAAGTTCTTATTGTAGCCATAAGAAAAGCCTTTATTCATTCTTACATTACCAATAAATCTTCTTTGAGCTGTTGTATAAGCTAATTCAACATCATTAGAGTTAAGAGTTATTTTCATATCCAATCTATAGTAGGTTTACCATTGAAATTAACATCAAACACAAACCAAGCAAAACACATTAAACCACCTGTTTTATATCCTTTAAATTTTAATCTATTACTGATTACATAAATGTTTTTAAGTTTATTTAATGAAAATAGTTCTTTCTTTCTTTTTATGCCTTCAAGAAAAACTAATTTTTGAAATAAAACCATTTTATTTGATACTGATTTAAGACCATGTAGAGCAAACTGTAGGGATAACTTAAAAGGTGGATTAGTTATTATATTATCTATTTTTCTATCTGTATTTAAAAAATCTATTGTTTCGTCATTAAATCCTCTATTAATTATATCTGAGTTAAATACTAAATAACCCTTATTTTTTAAAATATTAGATATTGCACCATCACCACAGGCACATTCCCAAATATCGCCTTTGAATGACTCTTTTTCTAATAATTTTAATGTTGCTATTTCTGGTGTTGGGTAAAAATCATAATCAACTCTATCGTTTTTTGTATTATGACCAACAATATTAAGAGTTTCCATTTTTTTGTTTTCTCCTTTCTTCTAATTCATTTTGCCTTTTTTCGTATTGCTCCATAGTTTCGCCAGAAAAATATTGAAACCAACATTCAGCACAATAATCTTTTCCTTTCTCTACTACATCAGCTTTCATTTTGCATTTAATGCAAGTCCGCATATCTCCATAAATATTCATTCATTAATTGATAGTGTAATAAAAAATCAATAATGCAATCTCTACTGCTATGATTGTTTCA